CCAGAGTCGCTGAGACTGCTGGTTGAGTCGGAAGGAGCATCGAAATGAACCAGATGCCTGACATCGCTATCGGCGAGATTCTGGAACGATACCTGGATTGCAAATTGCAGTGCTTCGAAATCGAGTGCCCTCGCTGTTGCGTGCGGTGCCAACTGATCGACGACTGCGTCTACTGCGGCGGGCAATGGATGATTCCGCTGTCAAAGATTTCTCCTCGGTGGTTGGAGTCCGAGTTTGTTGTTGCCTCTCGAGGCGATCGTCCGGAATGGATGAGCAACGGACTCTACCACTTGCGCGACCAGCACACTGGCGATTGCGATCGCTGGCTAGTGTGTGAGCAAGGCATCTATTGGATTTCGGAGCCTCGCTATTTCGGTGCGATCGAACGAATGAAAAGCCGCCGCGAGGAGTCGGCGGTTGTCAAGATGATTAAGAAACTTTTTGGAGGTGAATAGATGAGCATACGAAAGGAAGAGACGGTCGAAGCGTTGCGGCTGATGCTGGAAGCGTTTGAGGCGCTGCCGGACGACCTGGCCGACAAGGTCTATTTTGACCTAAGCCTGCACCGAGCGGAGACGCTTTCCGAGCTGCGTGCGGTGACTGATGCGTTGCCGGAGTTGACATATCGACCGACCGGCATGGCTGGCGATGTCGATTGCCTCAATGCCTCGTTGTCTTCGGCGGTTCGGTTGCACTTGTTTCATCGCCGAGTTCTCGGCGATCACTTTGTTCAGCAGCCGGCGGACCTGTCGCTGCTCAAGCGAGAAAGCGAAGGTGTGGCATGAAGATCAATAAAGGCAAAACGCCTCGCGCTCGGCGAATGCTCGTTTATGGCGAGAACGGTGTTGGTAAGTCAACCTTTGCGGCGGGTTTTCCAAGCCCAATTTTTTTGAATCTGGAAGACGGGGTTGGCGATTTGGATGTGGATTCCACGGACGTTATTCGGTCAGTAACTGAATTTACTGGGTGCTTGGTCGAGCTGGTTGAGTCGCAGTACGAAACGATTGTGGTGGACACGATCGACTGGCTGGAGAAGCTGATCTTTGATGAGGTGGCCAGGGACGCTGGCAAAAAGACCATTGAAGACATCGGGTTTGGTAAGGGATACCAGGCGGTTGCGCTGCGGTGGACAAATCTGTTTGATGGGTTCGCGTATCTGTGGCAACAAGGTAGGCACGTTGTTTTTACGTGCCATGAATCGATTGAGAAGTTTACGAATCCCGAAGGGGACTCGTACAACTACTGGCGACCGTCGCTCAACAGCAAAGGAAGTGGCTGCGTCACGGAGTGGTGCGACGAGGTGTTTTTCCTGCGGTATCGCACTCACACGATGAACAAGGACGAAGGCTTCGGTGCAAAGCGAGCGGTCGCGATCGGAGGCAAGGAGCGGTACATGGCAACGACCAAGTCCGCCGCCTACGAAGCTAAGAACCGGCTTGGTTTGCCTGACGAGTTGGTGCCAAGCTTTGAAGCTTTGAAGCCCTACATGCCACCGGTCAAACTGGCGATCAAAACACAACCTAGCCAGGCAGACAGGCCGGCTGGCAACATTGCTGGCGTTGTGGTGGACGGTTCCAGCAAAAAAAGAAACGTGAGTGATGCGGTGGTTGAAGCAATTGGTGCTGAGACGCCTTTTTAAGTTTGTTGAGTGGAGAACTTTTGAGATGGGAAATTTAGCAGGATTTGACGCACGGACGATCGAACCAAGCCAAGGCTACGATTTGATTCCTCCTGGCGATTATGACGCGGTCATCATTGCTTCGGAAATGAAGCCAACGAAAGACGGCAAAGGCGTGTTGCTCGCGCTGGATTTTAAGATTTTGGGCGGCCAATATCAAAACAGGCAGATTCGCTCGAATTTGAATATGCAGAACGAAAACTCGACGACGGTGGAAATTGCGCAAGGACAACTGTCGGCTATCTGTCGAGCGGTCGGAGTGTTGACTCCGACGGATTCTAGCGAGTTGCATATGAAGCCTTTGCGAATCACGATCAAGACCGTAAAGCGCAAAGACAACGGCGAGCTGGCCAATGAGATCAAGGGCTACAAGCCGCGATCGGCGCAGCCGGTTGCATCGCCTCAAGTGTTGGCGACTTCGGATGTTGTTGCCCAGTACAACGCGGCACCGTCTGGTGCGCCTTGGAAGAAGTAGAAAAGGAAGTGTTTCCATGAAATGTGCAATGAACGATTTTATAGAGATGTGCATGGAGGCATATCTCAGCTTTGAGTTGATTACTCCTGAAATAGCTTTGGAAATGCTCAAAAGCAACACCAATAACTACAGGGAGCTTTCCGATGCTGTTGTTCGTAGATATGTAAAAGATTTGGAATCGGGTTTGTGGACGTGCACAACTGCGAGCATTGCATTTACCGCAAATGGTGTTTTGGTGGATGGGCAACATCGATTAAATGCAATTGTTCAATCTGGAAAGAGCGTTTACATGTTTGTCATGCGAGGCTTGCCAGAAGAGTTTGCAGACGATCCTAATCAAGACAAAGGGAAAATGCGGACTGTAGCGAAATATTTAGAAAAAATTGGCGTTAAGCAAACAACAACTGTCACCGGTGCTTTGCGAGCGATTTATCGAATCGCGTCAAACGCTTCGCTGGAAAAAAGGGGAAGGACAAGCCTAACTGACGCGCAGGTAGTAAAAGTCACAGACTTCATGCCGGTTGTGTTTTTTGATTCAGTGCACAGTGCGTGTAATAGCGTATCCAAAAAAATCTATTCACCGTCTGTGACCGCTGCGTTTTTTTATTTATGCGCACGGCACGATCCGGTGGCCGCTGATCTTTTCATTGAAATTTACCTGAAAAAAACCGAGGCGTCATCTACGCATCCGGCGAATGTTTTGCGTGAACAGGTTTCAAGCAACAAGAAATTGATTTCAGATGATAAGTTTTTTGGATTGGCGTTTTCGGCGTTCAATTCTGTTTTGCGTGGCGAAACAAGAAAACTTTTACGCTGTCACGGAGACCTACAGATCCCAACCGGTGCAAAAAAGGCATTGACTGAGTTTCTCGAAATTTTGAATGGATGAGCAATTTTAGGAGTCTTCTTGCATGGATCTGCGTTGGTATCAAAAGGAAGCTGTTGACGCTGCATACGGTTATCTGTGCAGCCAGCCAGGCAATCCGGTGATTTGCTTGCCCACTGGGTCGGGCAAGAGTATCGTGATTGCCGAGTTGGTGCGGCGAGCCGTGCAAGAGTATTCCGGGCGAGTACTGATCTTGCAGCATCGAAAAGAACTGATCCAGCAGAACGCTGAAAAGGTCAGGTCGTTGATTCAGATTCCGGTCGGTGAGTATTCGGCCGGACTGCGAAGATTTGCGACCGATCACGATGTGGTGTTGTGCGGTATTCAGTCGGTATACGCAAAGGCGACGCTCTTTGATCGCAGGCATCTGGTTATTGTTGACGAGGTGCATCTGGTTCCGAGCAGTGGCGAAGGAATGTATTCCACGTTTCTGTCGGACATGCGAACCATCAATCCGGATCTTCGCGTTGTGGGGTTGACCGCAACTCCGTTCCGGACAGGCGAAGGACCGATCTGCCGGCCGGACGGAGTTTTCCAAAACATTTGCTACGAAGCCTCCGTTAAGCGATTGATTCAAGAGGGGTATCTGTGCCAGGTCACCAACAGGCCAAATGACACGCAATTTGATACCTCGGGTTTGCACGTTCGGTACGGTGAGTTCGTCGCCAAGGAGCTGGAGAGTTTATTTGGTGGGTCTCAAGTATCGGAAGCAGTCAAGGAGATCATTGCCAAAACAGCGGATCGCCATTCGATCATGGTTTTTTGTACGACGGTAAGGCATGCCGCGAGCGTCGCTAGTGCTATCGAGCAGTTGACTGGGGAGCGAGTAGCAATGGTTGAGGGGAATACGTTGCCTCTGGAAAGAGCAGCGATCTTGAGCGATTTCCGGTCGATGCGGGTGCGGTGGCTGGTGAACGTCGATGTATTGACAACCGGATTTGACGCCCAGTGCGTGGATGCAATTTGCATTTTGAGGGCGACCGCTTCACCTGGTCTGTTTGCCCAGATTGTGGGGCGAGGGCTGAGAACACATCCATCAAAGTCCGATTGCCTGGTGC